CGGCAATACACAAAAATATCGAGCGCCTCGTTGCGTTCCCGCACCTTCTGCCACTCCCGCACCGGGAAGCCGTGGCGGTTGCGGCGGGTGATCAGCTGTTCGGCGCAGAGTTGCTGAAGGAATTCGCCATCCACTTTCGGCAAGTGGACATAGCCCGGTGGATAGATCAGGGTGGTGGCGTCCGGTCCTACCTCAGCGGTTTTTCGGAGCTGGTTGTAGAACTCCAGCTTGGCGAGGCCCACCGCCACCGAGTACACCTTCACGCCGCGGCGCAGCTTCCGGCCATGGACGGTCACGTCCACCGCCGTCGGCGTGCCGATCAGGGCCGCTCCGCGGGCAACGCCCTTCACCGCCATCACTCGGCTGTCCTTGACCCGGCGCACGAAGGCGTAGGCTTCCTGGGTGGCGAAGCCGGTGTCCAGGGCCAGGCGGACCAGGGGCATGAGGGTGCCCGTTTCGTGGGTCCAGGTTTCCGCCAGCAGCCCGGTCAGTTGATTCCACACAGGCTCGCGGGCGGTGTCGCCCATCAGTACCCGGTGTTCCACCAGCCAGGATTCCTTGCCCCGGCCGAAGGCCCAGAGCGAGACTTCGATGCGATCCTTCTGGACGTCGGCGCCGCCCACCAGGAGCAACCCGCCCTGGGGCACGGTCCCGATTGGGTAATCCTCCCGCCGTTCCAGGAGCCGCTGCCAGTCCGGGGCTTCGCCTTCCTCCACCCAGGTTTCCCCGAGTTCGGTGTTCCTGAAGGTCTTGATGGCGGCGGCCGAACCGGTCTCTTGGCTCACGGCCGCTTCCCAGGCGGCGGGGATGTCTTTCCAGCTCCGCCAGCCGACCGGGCTGTAAAGTGAGGACAGGTGGAAGCCGGCGGTCTTGCCTGCGTTCTCCGGTGCAAGGGCCCGCCATTCCCCTTGTTCCAGCATCCCGGTCTTGTGATGTTCGGGGATGGGCGTTTCGCAGGACTCGCAAACATAAACCGCCGTCTGCGGCTGGCCCTTCTGCCAGCGCAATTGCTCGAACCGCAGCCACTGACGGTGCGAGCAATAGGGACAGGGCAGGAAAAACCGCCGCTGGTCGCTCGCCTCGTACTCCCGTTCGATGGCGGAAGCCCCGGCAATGGTCGGGGTGGAGACGATGAAAATCTTCCGCCGTGAAAAGGTCCGGGTGCGGGCTTCCGCCAGGGAGATGGCATCGCCTTCGCCCTCGACGTCCAGGGGATAGCCGTCCACCTCGTCCAGGAACAGATACCGCACCGGCATCGAGCGCAAACCCACCGCCGAGTTGGCGCCAGTCATCACCAGCACACCGCCGCGGAACTCCTTGGCCAGGATGGTGTTGCCGGAGTCCCGGCTGCGGGCCGGGGAGATCAGTTCCTTCAGCACCGGCGATTCCTCGATCAAGGGATCGATGCGCTGCTTGGAATTGCGCTTGGCCATCTCGACCGTCGGCCAGACCGCCATCATGGGACCGGGGGCGTGGTGGATGACGTAGCCCATCCAACAACTGCCGCTCTCGGTCGCCCCCACCTGCGCGCCCTTCATGAACACGACCCGCTCCACCGGCGAGGCCGGTGACAGGCAGTCCATGATCGCTCGGAGATAGGGCGTGCGGCTCGTCCGCCAGCGACCCGGTTCCGCCGAGGCCTTGCTGGACAGCATCCGGTGGCGGTCCGCCCACTCGGAGACCGTCAGCAACGGGTCCGGGGTCAATCCTTCCCGCCAGGCACGTTCGATCTCCAGCGCGCCGTCGTAGTCCAGTTCCATTCCGACTTGATCTCGCTCTTGGGCCTGGAGATTCAATCCACCCGCGGCCGCAGTTCGCCCAGTTCCAGCAAATGCTCCCGCACCGCCGTCTCCAGGGCGACGTGCAATGAGTGGGCATCAACCCCGAGCTTCGCCGCCATCGGCGCCGAGATGCGCGCCGGCCAGTTCAGCCAGGCATCCCGTTCCGCCCGGGCTAGCGTAAACACCTGGGCGATGGCTTGGGAGCGGTCCACCAGTTCGCCCTTGAGCCGGGCCAGCCGCACCTTGTGGGTCTGGGCCTTGAGCACCTCATTGGCGGTGCGGGCCTGCAGAAAGGTGGTGCCGCCCGAACCGAGCCCCGGAGACAGCGGCGGTTCGCCGACGGTCTCCCGCACCGCCTGGATCGCTTCCGGCGGCACCGGGCGCGGCTTCGGCCGCTGCTGGGCCTTATCCGTATTCCGGCTCCACTCGGCATCGGCCCGCACCGGATCGACGGTGCCGTCCGCTTCCTGACTGATTCGCCCGGTCTTGATGGCCTTGCGCACGGCGGCGTCGGAGTCGCCCCGGTGGCGGGCATAGGCGCGGAGGGAGAGGCCCATGGGCGACGGTTCTGTCCTGAAAGAAGTGCTTGGCTTCCATCGCCCGCAGCGTGTTCATGAAGCCGTGATCAACAACCCCTCAACCACCGGAGACTGCCATGAGCACCCGCACCGTCCTGACCCAAACCCAACAGAAACTGCTGGACGCCGCCAACGCCCACCCGCAAGGCCGGCTGATCTTCCCCGACACCCTCCGCGGCGGCGCCCGCCTGAAGGTCATCAACGCCCTGGCGGCAGAATACCTGATCGACGCCAGCGTCAAGGGCGTGGCGGGCCAGGGGCGGCGGGGCAACGGAGGCATGGGTCCAGGTCGCGGCCAGCATTCTGGCGAGGTGATTCCACACGGACTCCCGCGCTATCTCGCCCATCAGTAAAAGGTGTTCCATCAGCCAGGTGTCCTAGCCCCGTCCGACGTTTGGGCCGTATCGCCCTGTTTCGAAGGCCGCCGGGCGCGAAAGGAGAGCAGGCGGAGAGTGAACGGGTAGGGGCGAATCGAGAGAATCGACTGGAATGACCTAAGACCGTTCGGCCGAAGCGGGCATTCCGGGCCGGGTAAAGGTCGGTTTGGACATGGGTGAAGGTTGGGGGACGTTTGGGCTAAACGCTAGACCCCGGCTCATGCCGCGGCTTCTGCGATTTACGCGGACGGAACCCCCACCAAGTATCTGGCGGCACGGACGCCCGCGTGGGCCGCGCCCGCGGCCCAGTCCGCGAGCCCGAGCGGAAATACGAGCCCGACCCGCGCGACGAGCCAACCGAGCAGGACGCCGCCAAGCACCCAGCCGACCGTGCGCTCCTGGACATGCCAGCGCGCGGCGCGACGGCAGATGCTCGGCCGGCGCTCCCCGGCCATGGCGTAGCCGTCGAGGTCTTCGGCAAGCGCGAGGCGCTTGCTGTCCGGGATGAGCATCAGCCCCAGCGGACTGCCCAGCAGCATGACGCCGTGGCCGATGGTGGGCAGCAGGGTGGTGACCAACATCATCGTGACCCAGAAGCCCTCAGTCCACGGGTGGAGCGCGACGGCATCGATCATCTTCGGCAGGTCGAAGGGCGGCGTCCCCCCCTTCATGATGGCTAGATCGTTGTAAACCTGGAATCCCAGGCCGAGGGCGAAGGCCATGAGCAGCAACAAGGCCACTGCCGCCGCTAGGTCGGCGAGACCATGTCCTAGGACGGCTGTCAAACGCGGCCAGAAGCCCTGCGCCGGGTCCAGCACCGCCAACAGTCGCCGACCCAGTGCGCGAGTCGCCCACCAGGACAGCCAGTCGAATAGGCTGTTAAACAATGGAAGGATAAAAAGAAAAAGCACCAACAGAAGCGTGAATACATGATGAAATGTGAAACGATTCTCTCCGTTAAATAGCATCGAACCGAGTAATAGTGCGGGAAGGGCGAAGATAGCACCAAACCCACCGAAGAACAGCGTTCGACGCGACTCGCAGCGAGCTAGGGCGGAGGCTGCGCCGATAGTCCCAGACTGGATCGCAATAAATGTTAGTACGAACGTGAACGGTAAGGGATGTATATCTTCTCCATAGACTGATGAGGTCACTAACGGAGTCCCTAGGGTGATTGCCAAGGCGGCCATTTCAAGACAAAAAATAAAGGCTATCGTATAGCTAATAGTGAAAGGTTTTGCCAACTTAATAGCGCCGAAAACTTTGGCGGCAAAAAAGACTATGATGGTCACTGCGCCGAATGCTACGCCGGACACTGGCCCATAGAAAAGAATGAGTACCAGCGGGAAAAGCATCAGTGCTCCCCCTGAACCCGCAAGGAACGCGGTTATGTCGCCTACCAAAGAACCCCATTTAGAACAAAAATAACGCCCTATGCCACAACTGATGCTGACGCCGAAACAGGACGGAATAAACAGAATGACACACCAGTAAAACAAACCCGGAACTCTCGGCACAACCTCAATAATATGATCCATTGTAAAATCCAGCGCGATAAGGCCGAGGAGAACAACGCTTGCTTGTGTAAGCCACCATATAAGCCGGAATACTCGTTCTCCGAGAATTGACGGCCAGTGCCGAAGCAACCCCTCACGCAACCACTCCTCTCCTGCCCGACTCCAGAGAGACAGCCGCCGCGTAACGAAAAAAATGAATGGTAGGCCAAGGGCCAGCATCGCAAATATTCCTCGTGCTGGCTGCGTAGCGGCAGTTGACAACAGCCGGAGGCCAGCGATATCCCCAGACCCACCAAAGAACCCCCAGCCCAGAAAAAAGGTCACCCAGGAATAGGCCGCCGCGATCAGAAAGCACACGCCCAAGGCGCGGACCGATCCGGGCGGGCCGAATAGCCGATCCAGCCAAGCCAGCGTTCGGGCCAGCGTATCGCGATAGGCCGCGCCCGCCGAACCGCTGCGCAACCGCGCCGCCCACTCGGCCCGCAGCACGGGGTCTTCCGCCAAATGTTTCTCCGAATCCTGCCGCCATTGCAGCAAGAAGCCGAAGGGTTGGCTAAGGCCGAGCGCAAGCCCAGCGATCCCAATCGCCAGACTCCAATGTTCAATGCCCCAGTTTCCCGAATCGACAGCCACAAGCGTTCTTCCTGTATGTAGGTGATGCCTCGCGCAGAACGGGGCAGTTCAATCTTTTCGTTTTCGAACAATGCACCGAACCGAAGTTTACAACCGATCTAACTGTTGACTAAGTTGGGTTCCGGGTTAGTTCAGCCCAACGCGAATCCTCATACCCTCGCCAACCACCAAACCCCCATTCCAATCCCATGTCCACAAACCCGCGCCATTCCGGCACCGGGACGCCTTGACCGTCAAGGCATCCGCCGCGCGTCCGAGCCTACCAGGCACGGCGACACGAAGCCGAATTCGGCGATGGACGCGGCGATCTGTGCCACCTGTTCCGGGGAGTGGGTGCGGGCATTCCGGGCATAGGGCAGCAGCCGCTCGATGGGCCAAGGTTCGATCTTCTCGGCCAGCCAGGAAATATTCATGGCGCACCGTCCAAGCCGGCGAGACGCTCGATTCCAACCTGCTCGAACGTCTGTCCCGTGGCCACCAGCGTCACCGGCACCCCTGGAAAGTTCTGCCGGAACCGCTTGATCGCCACGTCCACGTACTCCGGCGCGATCTCGACCGCCCGCGCCATTCGCCCCGTGCGCTGCGCGGCCAGCAAGGTGCTACCCGAACCGCCGAAGGGTTCGAACACGCCATCGCCGGCGTCGGTGAAGGCTTCGATGACGAACTCCGGCAGCGCCATCGGAAACACCGCCGGATGATCGATGTCCTTTCCGATCATGCCCTTGTGGCGCATGATCCGGATCACCGAGTCGGGAATGCGGTGCTCCTGGGTCGGCTGCCCGGCATGGGTCCAGCCGTTGATGGTGCCGTCCTTCTGCCGCATGGCGCTGGACGAGCCATCCGCCCGCAGATGCATCTCCTGGCCGGCATGCTTGCAGGGCACGATCTTGTGCGGCTTTCGGGCCTGCCGGTTGAAGTGGAAGAGGAACTCGAAGCTCGGGGCGAAGCGACCGGCCCAGTCGCCCGGCATCCCCGGCCCCTGGTCCCAGACGTACCAGCCGAAGCGCCGCCAGCCTTGGCCGCGCATCCACTCCAGCCAGCCGCTCCAATAGGGCTGGAACTCGTTGTCCCGGTGGATCAGCCCGAGGTTGACCAACACCTGGCCGTCCGCGGTCATCGGCAGGTTCGAGAACACGCCCCGCATCAGGGCATCCCAATCGCCGATGCCGCCGCTGGTGTAGTCCCGTTGGTTGCCTTAGGGCGGCGAGGTGAAGCAGAGACGAGCCCGGTCCCCGGCCATCAGCTTGGCAACAGTGTCGGGATCTGCGGCGTCGCCGCAGATGAGCCGATGGGCGCCGAGCGCCCAGACATCGCCGGGGCGGGAGACCGGCGCGGCCAGCACCTCGGGCACATCATCGTCCAGGTCGTCGGCTGCATCAGTACCGGCATCGTCCGCGGTGGAAACTCCATCCGAGGTGGACAGCCACTGCTCGATCTCGCCGTCCTCGAAGCCCGTCAACAAAAGGTCAAACTCCAGCGCCGACAGGTCTTCCAGTTCCAGCCGCAGCAGGTCCTCGTCCCACTCGGCCCAAGTCGCCGAGCGGTTGGCCAGCAGGCGAAAGGCCTTGATCTGGGCATCGGTGAGATTGTCCGCCAGGACCACCGGCACGGTGGCGAGACCCAGTTGGCGGGCGGCCTTCAAGCGCAGGTGGCCGTCCACCAGTTCGCCGGTGCTCTTGGCGACCACCGGCATTCGAAAGCCGAATTCGCTGATCACGGCTGCCATCTGCGCGATGGCGTGATCGTTCTTCCGGGGATTCCGGGCTTAGTCGATCAGCCGCTCGACCGGCCAGTGCTCCAGTTGCAAGCGCGACTCGATCATGGGGACTCCTGCACCTCGTATTCCCGCGGCAGATCGGGAAGGGAAAGCAGCCCATCCAGCGCTTTGGCGGCGCCGTCGATCAGGTGCCGGACCCGCTCGGCCTGAGCCCGGGTGCGCGGATCGAGACCTGAGAGTTCGTGGGAACCGACGGTCGCGGCGAAGCCGCCAAACGCCACGGCCAGCTTGGCGCATTCGTCGGCGATCTCCTGATTGGCATCCAGGGCGGCATTGAAGCGGTTGAACCGGTCCAGGCGCGCCGCGACCATCCGTTCCAGGGCCTCTTTCCGCTGTTCCAGATCGTCCAGTTCGGCCTGGCGATCCTGGAAACCCCGCCGGATGGCCGCTTCGGTCCGGCAGCCGATTTCGGCCGTGATCTCGGCAAGCTGCGCCTAGGCGCGTTCCAGTTCGGTCTTGAGTTGGGCGGCTCGTTCCGCCCGGCGCTTGGTTTCGTCGTAATCGGGCGGGGGCACCTCGACGATGCGCTCGACCAGTTCGGGCTTGGCGTCCAATTTCGCAAGGGTCAGGTCCAGCAGCTTTTGTTAGCTGTCCGCCTTGCCCTCGGCATCGATACAGCGGTGATGTTCGGCCTCGAACCTGGCCTTCCATTCCGCTACCGCTTCCTCCACGATCCTGGCCGTGCATTTTCCATCGTTCTCCGCGTCCGCCCGCTCTTGCGCGGCTTGCCAGACTTCGGCGCGGGATTCGGGATCGACCTTGGCAAGCGGAATGATCTGTGAGGCGGGTATCGTTTCCGGTTTTTCTACA